CCGGATGGAACATTGGCCATAGAACGCGCTTGCCTCGTAGCAGCACCGGCCTGCCGGCCATCTTGGTGATGCTCGGCGAGTCCGGTGCCATTGCGAGAAGGCCCACAGCTCCGACTGCCACGATCACGTCCGGGCACCCGAGGGCGGCCCACTCGCGCCGTAGGTACGGCACAGCAGCCTCGATCTCCTCCGGGAACGGCGTCCGGTTACCGGGCGGCCGGTACTTGACGACGTTGGTGATGAACCAGTCCGCGTCATTCAGCTCCGCGGTGTCGGTGATGAGGGACCGCAGGACCCGGCCGCTAGCCCCGCAGAATGGCCGCCGCTGAGTGTTCTCCGTCGCTCCTGGGGCCTCGCCCACAATCAACACGTTCGGCGCTCTATAACCATCTCCGGGCACCAGAACGATGCCTGTAGTCCGGAGGTGTGCAAACGCAGGCTCCTCGCGGATCGCCTCGTACACATCCTCCAGGGCCTCACCCATCGTTGCGTCGCCTCTTCACCCTGTAGCGGCAAGGCGACCGGAGCGTGTGGCCGTTCTCGCAACTCTGGCAGTCCCAGGACTCGCTGGTTGCCGCATCACCCAGGAAGTACCCCATGCCCTCCAAATGCGCTGGAGAGCCCTGAAGGGCCTCCTTCACAGCGTCCTGAACGTCGCGGGGCAGCGGGATCGGACCGACATCGCCAACCGTCGTGACTGCCGGCTCGGCAGAGATCGGCAGGGGTTGCAGCGCTGCGGCGCGTTCTTCGCTCAGCACCGCTGTCTCGAAGCCGCAGGCCGCATAACCGGCGATGTCCATCCAGGAGTCCTGGTGGGTCGACATCCAGCCGAGCCGGGAGAGCTTGAGGCAGATCATGAAGAGCGCAACGTCGGAACCGGTCAGGTGCCTGGTGATTTCGCCGGCAGTGAACCGGAATCCCATCCCATCTGCGATTGCTGCGATCCGCTGGAAGTCCTCGTCCGGCTCGCCGTAGGACTTGTTGCGCTCCTGGGTGATGATCCGCTCTGCCTCCTTGAGGAGTTCAGATCGCAGAGTGTACCGATCGCCGTCAGCCATTGTGGATCTTCCACCTGTCTATGTCGTCTAGGACACGGATCTGGATCTCTTCGCAGGATCCAGACCTGCGCCAGTTTTCATAGTGCCGATTGTAGGGCTGGTCTCGCAAGATCGCACCCATCAATGGGAAATGGCAGAGTCCAGCTTTGTAGGAGGACTCAATCATCTCCGGCAGGTCATCGACTACCGAGGCCACGCGGCTGCCGGCCTGTCGCGCCAGTTCGTCGTACTTGGTGCCGTCCTCCTCGTGCATCGGGTCGAAGAGCAGCGCATCATAATGGATCTGGTTGCGCCGCAACCACTCCCGAGTATCCGGGTCCACGTTATCCAGCCGCAGGTACGGCCGAGTGGTACAGAGCCACACCTCCGCTCCTGCCGATTGAATCGCCCGGGTGAGTTCGGCTGCTCCGGCATAGCATGGCATCCAGCGCTTCCAGCCGCCCTGCCGGTACGCCAGCTTGGCATCCCGGTAGTCACGCAGTGGGATCCCCATCCACTCCCACATCGGCAGACCGGGGTTGGTCGCGTCCCAGTCATATCCCTCGGGCGCTCTGGCGAAGTAGTGCCTAGCGAACGTCAGGAAGTTGCCATGGTAGTCGCCCAGCGTGCCGTCGATGTCCAGGGCCACGATTGGCTTGCCGTCACCGTTGGTCTTCAAGGCCTGATCCGTTCTCTCTCCAGCACTCGGGCTACTGTCAGGTTGAGAGCTAGCGAGCCAACTGCCATCTTCCAGCTGTCAACCCAGAAGAATCCGATGTAGAAGGTGATGGCGCTCACGATCAGGATCGTGACATATACCCGGAACAGGAGATTTCGTTTACGTCGTCTGTTCACAGCTTGTTCGCCTCCTCGTAGGCGTGGTGTGCCAGTACGCCCTTGGTCCATGTCCCGTATCGGCCGAGTCGCAGAACCTCGGGGAAGCAGTCGCAATCGGTAGAGATCGGTTTGCTGATGGCGGCGATGTCTGATAATGGCGGCCTCTTGCCCTCCGGCCACTCGACCGTGTGATAGCCGAATACGTTTGAGGCTCGGTACCATCCTGTGTCGCGTTCACCGCTCAGCTCCACTGTCATGGGATTCACGCGCACCGGCGCAAAGATCCCGCGCTCCGGGGCGTCACCGATCCCCCAGACGTTCTTGGAGTTGAACTTGTGCTCCGGATTCCAGCACAGGATCGGAGCGGGAATGGTGGATATGATGCAGGCGAAATCGCGTGAGTTGATCTGGAGCTTGACCCAGTCGGCCGATATGGTGTCGATGGGAACGATCAGATCCGAGTACAGATCCCAAGCCCGCAGGTACGCATCCCGGATGTCCCAGGCCTGGTGTGCCTCCTCCAGTGACTCCGGTGACACAGTCACATTAGCGTTTCCGTACACCTTGCGCCGGTACTCCTCGACCGAGCCGATCAGGTGGTACCGCAACGTCTTTCCGTTGTCGAAGCTCAGGCCGGGGATCGGCGCGTGCAGGTACTGCGCACCGTACATCTCGCTCCGACGCTTCCGGCTAAAGACCAGTACGTCCCAGCCGTTCTGGTGCAGCGCGTGTGCAGCAAAAAGGCCTGCAGGACCACAACCGAGTACTGCCGCAGAGCGCGTCCGACGCAAGCGACCCAACAGGTTCACTGGTCCGCTCCAGGAGGTCGGCTGTTGACTTCGTCCATCTCTTGCATACCTTTCCAGCGCTCCATCGTCTCGGCCCGGATTGCGTCCACCGACGGGTTGTAGGGATTGGAGACGATTGCCAGGGCCCAGGCCAGTTCCGCGGCGCGGAACTTGTCGCCACCGTCCTCCGCATCAGCTCCGGTCATGAGACCTTCCATGAGCCGATCCATCTCAGACCAGAGCGCTTCTAGGAGCGTCGGCCCGCCATAGATCGGCCGGAGATCGGGCCGGTAGAGCGGCATGCGATCAACGGTCGCTGCAGCATTGATGTCGCCCTTGTCCCTGACCAGCTCGTAGACCGCCTCTTCCGACGTCACAGCCCCCAGAAAATACAGGTGCTGCCGGACAACGTATATGGTTTCCTCAGCCATCTGCCGACTCCTTGTGGATGTGATCGAACCAGGGCTCACCGTTGTGCTCCCGGCCGTCATAGAGTTCGTGCATCTTGTTGTGGAACGTCCGCCACTCTACTCCGGCCCGGAGCCGCGGCGGCAGGCCCTTGGCCACTCGGTCCGGCTCGCCCTGGCCAAGGTGCGCTGTGGAGACATCCTCCGCGTGCCGGGCCTCCATGTGCCTGATGAGCGTCGGGTCGTCCATGTCATGAACGGCCGGCACCCGGACTCGCTGCGTCACGGAGGGCCTCCTGTCTGCGTTGCTCGCTCCGGTATGGCTCGCGCCTGGATTGGTCTGCTGTGCACCAGAACCGGCCAAGCGTGGGGCTGTCGTGGATGTGCGGCCTGTGGTCGTCCTTGTTGCCGCACAGGCCGTTCGGCAGTTCAGTGCCGACCTCGTGACTACTCATAATCGATCCCAAGCAGGTCGCAGATGTCACGGTCACGCCTCCGGGTGGCCGGGTGCGGCAGCGCCCAATCGCACTCACCGCCCCAGTCGTCACAGAAGTAGTTGCCGTTGTAGACGATTGGAGCGTCACCGCAGGCGGGGCAGACGATCCGTTGGTCGGTGCCCTTGACACTAACAATCGCGCCCTGCTTGCCTTGGGCGGATGGACGCTCCCCCCATTTGGTTGGCTCTCTCATGAGGTCTCCTTCTGTAGATCCAATCCAGTCTATGAAACGGATTGCATTGCCGCTATACAGCGGAGGAGCCCAGACGCACCGCCTCGTCTGGGCTCCTCCTTTCCCTGCACCCGAGGAAGGTCTAGAACGGCGGCTCTTCACCGCTGTCGTCGCCACCGTCGGTGTCGCCCGGCCCCTCGGCCTCAGCCTCCGGATCGAAGTCAACCGGCAGGTAACCGGCCCCGTTGAGCTGGATCTTCTCGGCCCACTCGCCCTTGGCGGCGACGTGCTTAACGTTGACGTAGACCTCCAGGCCTGCCGGCTCACCGGCCGAGCCGAGCTTGGTGACCTTGCCGTCCTCGTCGGTCAGGATCCCGCCGTAGAACTCCTTGGAGGTGATCCCGAACGCTTCGCAGAACGCCTTGACCCGCCAGGCAGCCGACTTGATGACCGGCATGTGGTCGAACAGCGGGCAGCCCTCGTACCGCTTGTGGTCCGGCTTCCAGGTCCCGTCCAGCTCCAGGATCGTCGTCAGCTTGGGGTTGCCGGCATCCGACTCCCCCTGCTTCATCGACTTCACCACGAACCGGTACAGCCCAGACCGCGGGATCGGGCCAGCGTAGGGCGTGAAATCCGAACTCTTGGCACTGTCGATGTCCGCTGCGGTCAGGGCCTCGTCTCCCGTGCCCCACTTCGCTTTCGGCATGTTGACCTCTCCTTGTTACCTGCGTCGCGCAGGTGCGCGACGTCCACCGGCTTTGTTGGCCGGTTGCTTGGCTGCCACGACTGCCGTCATGGAATTGGTTGTCTCGCCGGAGTCGATCCGGCGGATGATCTCGGGCATGTCGATGTCGTCGGTGAACTTGCCGAGTGCATCGAACTGGTCTTTGGCGAAGAACGTCGTGGTGTTCTCCTCGTCGTAGTACGGCTGCCAGAGGATGCGTCGCACCTGCTTGACCTCGTCCTCAGTCCGCTTGACGCGCATCGACATGAAGCCGACGCAGTGCATCAGACCGCAGACGTAGTTGGAGACCTCGTAGCCCTTGCCTTGGATCGCCGGATACACAACCGGCTCGCCGGTGGTCTTGTCCTCCGGCCGCATCGCGTGCGCCGTAAACAGGACGTTGCAGGGGAGATCGACGAACCGTGCTACCCAGCCCTTGGTGAAGTTCTGGGTGTTGTAGTAGTCAGGCTTGTCGGGCAGGTTCCGGTGCGCGCGCTTGGCCGGGTTGGCATCAAACGCCTCTGCAGCGTAGCCCAGTAGGAATTTGTTGTTCATCGTGCTGATGCCGTCGACCACGATCCAGTCGAATTTGGCATAGCCGCCCTGCTCTAGCCAGGAGATTGCAGCGGTTGCCGTGGCGGTATCCGGAATGATCCGGACGGTACCTCTCGCACCCTGCCGCGCGGCTGATATGTACCCAGGCTCGCCAGCAAGGAAGAGAACACGTCCCGGGGCTGTGCCGGCCAGGACGGTCTTGCCAACTCCAGAGTCGGCAAAGATGATGATCTTCTTGAACTCCGAGGCACCATTGAGGTCAAAGAACCCAGCCTCAAAGTCGGCCAGAGTCATTCCGGCCTTTTCAGTCGCCATTACGTCTCGCTTTCAATTTGGGCCTTTGTCTGTGGCCGATTGACTGCGACGGTGACTCTACTCTCAGCCGCCGTGCTTCATGTTGTAGCCGATGATTCCGCCTACAATCGCGGCCAGGATCAGGAACCAGATGAACCCGCCCCAGCCTTGCCTCTCAACGTTCTTCACGGAAACTCACCACGCCGTTCCACGAAGCACTACTGTGATCCACCATCAATCCAGCCCATGGGTCGATCTCGATGTCCACCTGTGTAGAGTTGCTAGCTCCGCCAGTAGCGCCGAGCACCGATGAACCAGTCTCGCTGACCGATACCACCTGGATGACCTTGCAGCCCTGCCAAATCCTAATCGTCTTTACCATCACTCATCACTTGACTTCCTGTGATCGGCGTACGGATCCTGTTGCCGGAATGCCATGCGCTTGAAGTCCTCCCAAGCACCGCCGCGCTCCTGCAGCTCGCACATGGCGAAGAATGAGCAATCCCAGGAACAGTCCCGAGTGGGATTCTTGGTGAGCGGCAGCAGGCCCTCGCGCAGGAGCTGCATCTGCATCCCCTCGTCCTGAATCCGCCGGAGCTGGGTGTTCTGCTCTGCGCGAGTCCGGTGCACATGCTCCCGGAGGAAGATCGGTGGCGGCTGCGACTTGGAGCGCTCGCCCAGGACTACGATTGAACGCTTGCTGGCGTACTCCTCCATGTCGGTCAGTTTGAGCTTGGTGTTGGCCGGCAGGTCCAGCGTCCGGATGTAGTCTTCCTTCTTGGGCTTGTTGGTGTAGTAACCCTCAGCGTCCTTTGGCCGGTCATCCGGCAAGGCCTTCCGGACGAAGTTATAGGTGATGCCGTGGATCGTGTGGTTCGGCTTAAGGAGACCTAGCTCCCGCAGCGCCCGATTGGCAATCGCCCAGTAGCTGCCGGCCTGATCGTCGAGCGTCAGGTGTGTGGTTTGGATCGCCTTGGCAGTCTTGGTCTCCAGGAGCTTGAGAACTCCATCCTCCAGGTCGAAGTAGACGCCATCCCAGGTCCCGCAGTACCGCAGGAGTTGCTGCGCGCCAGGAATGTCCCAGATCTGCTGTCGGCCTGCCGGCCAGGGAACGTCCAGTGAGAACGGGTGCTCAGCCTGGATGAATCTCCAGCTGTCGTCTGTGCCGTAGTACTTGACGTACTCCTCCATGAGCGTGATGCCCAGTGAAGAA